TGTCCATGTAACCACCTTCTGATTTCATTACTCTAGCGATTCCATTTCCTCGCATTTGTTTTCCTAGCCCAGCCATTTTTTTCTCCTATCCATTTTCTTGTTCTTTATTTATAACCGGTCTATTTGCCATAGTGCGTGCCACCGACTCTGCACTTCTTCCAACTACATATCCACCAAGACCTATTTGTAACAATGTCCAAACATCACCTGGTAATTGTATTGTTATAGAAGCTTTAAAAAAAAATAATATAACAGGTCCTAACACATAATTCCAGACCAAAATAAATATTAAAACATACATCAAAAGTGGTCTCCATGAAGATGCAAACCATCCAGCTTTTGCTTCTGCTTCAATAATTTTAGCTGCAGCTTGTAATTCTTGTGTATTAGATTGTAATAATTGTGTTTGTAAATCAGCTTTTAATTTTTCTTGAAGATCTTTATTAGGAACTGATTTTTCAATTGTACTAAATAGGATCTTTGCAAGAGGTGCAACAGCTCCTAACATTTGAATCATGGTTTAATACCACTTCGCTGATCTTTTTTTCTCTGGAAGCATTCTTCTTTGTCCGCCCACTGGCTCTACTTGTGTTTCTTGTGGATTAGAAACTTCTACATCAATTCCACCTTTTAGAGTTCCATCTGAATGTGTAAATTTTGCAAAGTCAACTTGATTTCCAAATTCTGATCTTGAAGATGAGTTTTTAATAACAGCTCCACCTTTCATCATTGGTTTTCTAGACTGACCTGCTTCTGACAATGCAATTGCAATTGCTTGTTTTGGATTTTTTACTTTTTTAGAAGACTTACCAATGTTAAGTTCGCCTTTTTTAAACTCTCTCATAACTTTACTAATTTTTTTTTGACCGTTTTTCATATTACATTCCTCTTATTTTCATTTGTTGGACGCCTTGTTTTGCAAGACTTACTCCGGCACGTAGTTTAGCTAATTCTTCAGTTTGTTCAAGCTTATTTTCTTCATTTGTTTGGTTCATCATAGCTTTTAGCTTGTCTAAATTAAGTCTTTGTTCAGCTTCTTTGCGTTTTTGCTCATTTTCCATAGCTTTTAGGTCAACTTCACGTGATTTTAACTTTAAAAGTGGGTCAGAATCAAATTGACCTATCAATTTGTTCTCTTCATCAGCATAATCTTTAGTCATTTCAGCTACTAATTGAGCTTTTCTTGACTCAATTTGAATAGTTATGCTCTGAAGTTGTTGCGCGGCTTGTGGATTCATTTGCATTTGTTGTTGTAACATAGGTATTTGTTGTAATTCTTGTACAAATTCAATTTGAACCTGCTCTTGAGCCATAATTGAAATGTGTTCAAGTATATTTTTTTGAATAGACATCACAACTGCTGGATTATTTTTAACCATATTCAATTGCATAAAGTTTAAATGAGCTTCAATGTGTGCTTTATGGTCTTGTCCCGGAAATGCTTGATAAGGTTGACCTGCCATTGCAGTAATATGTTCCAAACTTGGATCCATTGGCATTGGTTGTTTTGGTGATGGAAGAATTAAATCTATATTTTTAACTCCAATCGCTTCATACATTGATCTATATGCTTGATAGATGTCATGAATTTGTGGATTAGATTGAGCAAGTTGTAATTGTGTTTGTGCTAAATTAATTCTTTGAGATTGTGAAAATATATTTGGATCTGCAACTGGTAAGATATCAATTTTATCATCAAAGTCTGTTTGTTTAATTTGTCTTTGTCCACCAACAACATCATATGGATAAACTGGTGGTAAATAAGTTGCAAATACATTTGCTAATAATTCAAATTCATTTTTAAGTGCACCATAAATTCTTTTATGGATTGCTGACATCACACGTGAACCTCTTTCAAGTAATGCCATTGTTGTACCAACAGCAGCTTGTTGATTCATATCTCCAACTTGAGCATCGGCAATACTTGCAAATCTTTGTCCTGCATCTACTACAATACCCATCAATTGTAATAATACTTGGTCAGGTCCTTTAAAAGGTAATGGCATAAATGCATCTCTTAAGTTTCCTCCAGGTGCATCTACATCTCTAAATTCTCCAGGTTGTAATGGTTGTGCATCATCTCTTACTCTAATACCACGCATTTTAAATCCGGATGGTAAATTAGCTAAAGTTCCTGCATCTAATAATTGTCTTAAAGCTGATGTTGCAGTTCTAGATAAACCACCAATCATGTGAATTAATCCAAAACCATAGAATCCTAAACCTGGTAAAAATTTAAAGTGTACAAAGTAATTTGTTCTGTTTTTTAATGGATCATCTGATTTATAATTACGTCTAATAGATAAAACTTCTCTTGATGATTCTTCAATAGTTACAACATATGGAAGTTTAATTCCTGTGGGCTCACCAGTTTGAGGATCTTTATCTTCAAAACCTTCTAAATCTAAATTAACATGACATTCTAATAATGTATAAATGTCTTCTTGTTTTTCAACTCGAACACCTTCTAGTTCTCTTTGTTTACTTTTAATTTCATCTTCTTTTAATGGTGGTTGTCCAAGTTCTACATCTCTGTAAAAACCATTAACTTGTTGTTTACGTAAATCGTTTTCAGAAATTTTAATTACATGAATAACAGCTTCTGCATCTTCTAGTGAAGTTGCTGAATAAGGAACAATTAAATCTTCTGCTGGAATAAATTTAGATACTGCTCTACCAAGCATTGCATCATAGTAAACTTTTTTAAATGTAGATCCTGATAATGGTAAATAAAATAACATCTGATCAAATTCAGGTTCATACTCTTTCATGACATTCATAATTTGATAGTTCATGAATTCTTTAACTCGCATTGCTTGATCTTCTTTATTGCGATCTGTTAAACCTAAAATCTGTGTTCGCACGGGCCCGTCCGCGGGAAGCAATTCTTTGTAAGCTTGTGCTTGAAACTGTGTTACTGATTCTGCAAGAACAGGATGTGTAACTCCTGATGCACCTTTAAATGGTTCTGTTCGTCTTTCATATTTAAATCCTAATAGATCTAAACCATTAGTATATGCCATCTCCCAATCTTGGCGCGATGATCTGTAGTCATTATATTTTTCATCTAATTCAGATCCAATGTCTGTTAAAATACTTTCATCTAAAAATTCTGCAAGATTTGAGTAATGATCTTCTCCACCTTGTGGAGCTGCAATATTTGGATCAAAAGAAATTTCTGCACCACCATCTTCATCCATATTAATTTCAACAGGAGATTCTGTAGGTTGTATTTCTTCTTGAATAGTTTGTTCTATTTCAGTTTGACCTGGAATTTCAATAGTCGTTTTTGTATTGGGTAATGCCTTATCAATTTCTGCCATGATTAACTATACCTTCTTCTGAATAATGTTTCAACACCTTGTGAGTCAGGACCCATAGCAGGTGGAACTGTTTTTGTCAATCCACCATCCGCGAATCGCGCACCAAGGTTAAGCATATATTCTGGTCTTCCCATTTGTGTGTTTCTGGTAAAACCAACATTTATATTTGAAGCATTTGGGTTTCCATATAAATAATCTAATCGTTGTTCTGTTGGTCCTAATGAACCTCTAATATTTACATTTTCACTAGGATTAAAATATCCTTGAACAATAGGTCTTTTATCTTGTTCATTAAATAAAGGTTTTACAGCCATTAAACCATAATCAGGACCACCATATCCAATACCTAATCCTTTAGGTGTTTTTTCTTTTATAAATTGTTTTAATTCTTTTACACCACCTTGAGGAGGTAAAATAGGACTATCTCTTTTTTCAACAGGTCCGAAAAAAAATTCTGAATCTTCTTTAACTTTTTTATCTGGATCGGGAATAAGAATTTCATCTTCTAAATTTTCTAATTCATCTTTAACTATTTTTTTCTTTTTAGCTTTACCACCATTTGCAAAACTAGCTATTCCACCATCCGCATAGTCATAGTCAATATCGGGTTCTGGATATCTATTAGATATATCATCATATGGGCTATCAAAATAATTTTTTCTTTGTGAAGCTCTTTTTTCAGCTTCCGTTAAATTTTTTATTTTTCCTGTTGTAATTTTTTCAACTTTTTCAAGATCACTTAATGCTTCGTCTTTTGAAACCATTTCATA